CGACTAACTCCGGTCGCGTACTCATTGCCAAGCGCCTCCGCCGAGAAGGTTAGCTTCTGCATTCACCCCAAAATTCACTTTGGTTATCAGGCTTTTCAGCCTCGTAGATTCATCACTGAATCGTTGTATGTTCACCGTCCTGGTGATTTTGCGTCCTGCTGATGGGATAAATTTAAGACATCTTAATTTGATGGTCAAGAGTAATTTGAAGAAAACTTAAATTATTTTTCGTGTGTGAAGGGAAATTGAAGTGGCGCTTGATTTGCTGGGTATGAGAAGAAAAAAAAAGGGCCAGACGGCCCTTATGGAAGATTTGCTATTTTGGCATCGACTACAACGCCGATAATCTTGCAGTTCCCGTCAACCTCAATCATCTGGTATTGGGGGTTAAGTGGTTTGAGGTATTTACGCCCGGCGTCGACTACGTATTTTTTGAAGGTGGCCTCGTTTACACCCTCTAATTTGGCGACAACCAACTTTCCACTTCGAGGCTCTACTTCTGGATCAACCAGGATAACCATTCCTTCCGGGATGCTTAACCCTACTGGTGACGTCATCGAATCACCTTGTACATCAAGCCAGAAAGAGTCCTCGGAGCACTCAACTGTTGTGTCGTACCAGTGATCAATCGCCCGGCGGTGATAAGGTTCTACAGCTTCCATCCATTGCCCTGCGCTTACCCAGCTGATAAGAGGGTAGCTACCTTTTGGTTTATTCAGTCCATGATAGGCGACGTTTGCCTGGCTTTGTTCACCATTGTGCAGATAGGTTGGAGAGCAGTTAAGCGCCTTCGCCAGGGCAAGCAGGTTATCACCTTTCGGTTCTGTCTCGCTTCGTTCCCACTGCGAAATCGCAGCATTAGACACACCCACCATTTTGCCGAGTGCATCCTGCCTGATCTTCATCTCTTTGCGTCGCGCACGAATGCGTTCGCCCATCGTTTTCATATTCATAGTTAAGTCATCTTAAATCTTCTTGACTTAAGTTTCCTTTAGTTGATAATTTAAGTGTTCTTTATTTCGGAGCGAGTCCATGTACAAAAAACAAGTTATCGACCACTTCGGAACCCAGCGAGCAGTAGCGAAGGCTTTAGGCATTAGTGACGCCGCGGTTTCACAGTGGAAAGAAGTGATCCCGGAGAAAGACGCCTATCGTCTGGAAGTCGTTACAGCTGGCGCTCTCAAATACAACGAGGCTGCTTACCGGGCTGCCGCGTAGGGTTTCAAGTAACACCTGCATTTCACAACGGCCGTCCGGCCTACGTAGCTGAAAAGCTAATCCCAATAAAACAAATCAAACATGGCTTTGCGTGTCTGCGCATGGCCTTTAACTATTTCAACACAAAGGAATTATCACAAATGGATAACACAACTACACGAAACAAAGATCAGGCTCGAAAAATTGAGTCCTGGATCCTGAATCAGATTGCTATTCGCGGTGCCTCGAACGTTGCAAAGGCATTGGGGATGGATAAGTCGGGCATTACCCGCTGGAAGGAAAGCATGCTGCCGAAGCTGTCGATGTTACTGGCGGTGCTGGAGTGGGGCGTCGTTGATGACGATATGGCGCGACTGGCAAAGCAGGTTGCAGAGATTCTC